GTAAGAGCTGAGTCTTTTGAGAAACTTCAAGCTACTAAGGCTGTTAAAGAAGTAACAGAAAACACTCCAAAAGAAGTTAGAGACTATTCTTTTCAAGATGCTATGAAAGCTGCTTACTCTGGTAAGCTAGATGGCTTAGTAAAAGAAATGGATCAAGAAGCGCGTAATGAAGCACGTTATACTGGACAAATGTATAAAGGTATAGCAATTCCAAGTTCTGTATTAGAAGCAAGAGCAATCACAACTTCTAACGTAAACGAGGTCGAGACTATGAGTTTTACAGACCAATTACAAGCTAATCTCGTATTAGCATCGGCTGGTGCAAACTTCTATTCTGGAGTAAAAAATATGAAGTTCCCAGTTATAAGTGGTATCACTTCTACTTTCGTAGGTGAGACTGGTGGTTCTGTTTCTGCTGCTGGATCTGCTTCAAGTTTAACACTTTCTCCTCAAAAATGTATCTCTATTACTGAGATTTCTGCTGAGGCTATGACTCAAAACGCTGGTGTAGAGGCTGCAATTCGTAGAAATATGGCTGCGTCAATAGCTGCACAATTAGAGAAGAACTTATTAGCTGCTGCTGATAACTCAGATGGTGGTCCTCAGTCAATCTTAGCTGATGCTGCTGATGGTGGAGCTACTCTTGATGCTGCTGCTCTTTTAGCAATGGAATCAACTGTATTAGGTAACAATGTTCCTTTATTAGGTGGACGATTCGCTTACCTTTGTAACGCTGACGCTTTAGCTGTTATTAAAGGTTTAGCTCAAGTTGCTTCAGTTTCTCCAATCTATGACAATAGAGATAAGACTATCAATTCTTACTTTAGCTTTGTATCTTCAAATGTAGGTAATAAAGCTAGTAACTTTGATTCTGTTTTATTCGGAGATTTTTCACGCGTACACATAGCCACTTTTGGCGGATTAGATGTTCTGTTTGACCCATATACGTCAGCAGCAAGCGGTGTCGGTAGAATGATTGCTACTTCTTTAGTTGACGGTAATGCCGTTGATAATGGAACTGCATTTGTAGAAATACAAACTACATCATAATTGATTATTTTAACGGAGGGAGTGGAAACACTCTCTCCATTAATTTTTTTTAAATGGAATACTACAACTACAATTTTAACACATTAAGAGGTACAGACTTTGTCCCTTATGGTAAGTTAGTTCTTAAAACTGGTCCATCTTCTACGGTGATATCATTAGCTGAGGCAAAGACATTTTTGAGGATAGACTCAGACTATGATGATGACGATAGCTATATAACGTCTTTGATTAATGTTGCTACTAGTGTAGTTGAGGAATTTACAAGAAGAAGATTAGTAACACAAACATTTAATATTTTTTACGATGAGTTTCCTCCTTTCATTGACTTACAAGTAGGTGAGGTCGCTAGTGTTACTCATATCAAGTATTATGATACCAGCAATGTATTAAGAACCTTAGGTGTATCAAATTACGATGTGGATACAAAGATAAGACCTGGTAGAATATATGAATCAGAAAATGGAGACTTTCCAGATACTTTTGAAAGACCTAACGCTGTTGAAGTTGAGTTTGTCGTGGGTGGTGCTGCAAGTGATGTTCCAGCTCCAATAGTACAAGCTGTTTATATTATCGTTGGTCGATACTACGAAAATCGACAAGACGTTGTGATGGGAACTCAAGTAAATGAACTTCCATTGATGGTAGAACACTTATTAACTCCTTATAGATTGCTAGAACTATGATAATCGGCAAACTAGATAGAAAGTTAAAACTATACAAAAGAACTTTTACCAATGACGTTTATGGTGAAAGAGAAGTTGCTTCAAGTAGTTTTGTTACTATCTATGGGAGCTTTGATTTTAAAAGTGGTGACACTAAATATGATGCTGATGCATTAATAAACAAAGAAATGATAGAATGTCTAGTAAGATTTAGAACAGACATTGGAGTAAGTCCTCAATATGCTTTAACTTTTGGAACAACTGTCTATTCAATAAAAAGCATTAAAGAAGTAGGAAGAAAAGATAAATTAATACTTACATTGGTGGAAACTGATGCTCAAGATTTAACGGTATAATGGCATTAGGTACAACTAAAATATTAAGAGGTAATCAAGGTGGTCACGCTGGTTTTGTTACTGCTACCATTGATGAGAGAGAACTTAAGTTTTTGATTAAGGACTTAGAAAAACTTAATATGTCTGATAGTAAAAACAAAACACTATTAAGACAAGGTATGCGTAAAGCTGCAAAACCATTATTACAAGAGCTTAAAAATATTGTACCAGTTCAATCTAAACAACTAAGAAAATCTTTAGCTATTATAAATGGTAAAAATAGAAGGGGAGCACCGCCAACAATTTATGTAGGACCAAGAGTAAAAAAATCATTTGCTGATAAAGATAAAAGTGGATTTTACTTTTATTTCTTAGAATATGGTTTTAGAGGTATTCCAGGACTTAGAATGTTAGATAAGGCTAGTGCTAGTAGAGGTACATTTGCTTTAAATAATGTAATTCAGGAAATCAAAAAAATTATTGATAAAAGAATGAAGTAATGGAAGTAGGTAAAGCAGTATTTGATATATTAAAAGGTAATTCTGATGTACTAACTTTAGTTTCTGAGAGTGGTTCTAATCCTAGAATCTTTCCTAGTCGTTATAAGTTTCCAACTAATGTATTACTTCCATATATCACTTACCAAGTAATATCTGACGAACCAAACAATACTAAAAATGGCGTTAGTACTTATGACTATGTAACTGTGCAAATAAGCATTTATGACATTCGCTATGGTAGTATGATTGACTTAGCTGGTAAAGTAAGAACAGCTTTAGACTATACTAGTGGAACGTTTAGGGGTGTTGTAGTAGATAAGATATTCTTTGAAAATCAAAATGACTTATTTGACGATTCTGCTGGTGAGCAAGGTTTTTATGGCGTTGCACAAGATTATAGGTTTAACATAAATAGATAGATATGTATAAAGTAAAGATAAAAAAAGATATTGAATGTAGAGGAGTAGAATACAAAGAAGGCGAATCTTACGAAGTAGTAAGAACAGTCTTTAATTTTCTTAGACATAACAATGCAATAGACACAACAAAGAAAAAGTCTAAAAAGAAGGAAACTTCAAAGGATTTAGATATTAGCTAATTATAAATTTTAAAATTACAACATTATGGCAATTTTTAGAGGAACAGATCTAGTGCTTACTGTAAGTCCTAGCTCTGGTGGGAGTAATGCAAAATTGATGCACTCACAAACTGTATCGCTATCAATCAACGTTGATACGATAGATATCTCGACTAAGGATAGTTCGGGATTTAGAGATTTAATAGGTGGACAAAAGTCTTTCAGTCTTTCGGCTGATGGTCTAATGGACTTCGCTGGTGTAGCTGGTGACACAGAACCAGATGAGTTATTTACACAAGCTATGAATAGAACAGCAGTTACTTTTGTATTTGGTTTAGCTTCTCCAGCATCTGGAGACTATACTTATAGTGGCTCTGGTTTCATTTCTAGCATTGAGTTTTCTGCTGGAACAGAAGATGCTCCAACTTATTCAGTATCTATTGAAGGAACTGGAACATTAACTCAGAACGCAATTTAATAATTTCTTTGTTGGTTGGGGATTGAGCTTCGGCTCGTCCTCCAACTAGCAAATTTAAAACCAACAAGATATGTATGAAGTAGTTATAATAAACGGAAAAGATTACCCAGTAAGATTCGGAATGAACTCATTGAGGTTATTCTGTAAAGATACTAATAGAAATTTGGCTGACTTAGATAAGCTAGGAGATGGAATAAGTTTAGACGATGCTTGTTATTTAATTCTAAATGGAATAAAAGACGGATCTAGGGTGAGTGGTCAAGAATGTTCTTTAAGTGTTGATGATGTCGCAGATATGTTAGATGAAGATTTTGAGGCTTTGAATAAAGTGTTAGAAATATTTTCTAGTCAGTTCTCAGCTAAATTCGAGACAGAGGGAAACGTGAAAGCTCCGAAAGGGGCGAAGAAAAAGAAGTAACTTGGGATAAGTTAGAGGCTGTTGCTTATGGTCTCGGTTTATTACCTAAAGACTTTTGGAATCTAACTTTTCACGAGTTTTTATGTACTCAAAAAGGCATAAACGACAAAATAGAAAGAGAACAACAATGGGAATGGGAACGAGTTAGATGGTTGGCTTGTGTAAATTTACAACCACATACTAAGAAAGGACAGAATCTAACTCCTCAAAAGCTGATTAAGTTTGAATGGGAGAAAAAGAAAAGAAAGACCGACATCAACAAACAAAGAAAGAGAGCAGAATATGTTAAAAAGAAATATGAATTGCTAAATAAAGACAATGGCACAAAAAACCCTTAGTATAAAATTATCTCTTAATGATAAGCAATTTCAAAGCAATTTAAAAAAAGCTACTAGGTCAATGAAAAAATTTGGCAGTTCTATGAAAAGGACTGGTCAAACATTATCAAGGAATCTAACTTTACCTTTATTAGCTTTTGGAGCAGCTAGTGTTAAGGCTTTTGATACTCAACAAAAAGCTATTGCACAAGTAGAGGCTGGACTAAGAAGCACTGGACAAGCTGCTGGTTTTACTTCTAAGGAGTTACAGAAAATGGCTTCTGACTTACAAGGTAAGACTTTATTTGGTGATGAGGTTATTTTAAAAGATGCAACTGCACAACTTTTAACCTTTACGAATATTAGTGGAGAGCAATTTGCAAGAACTCAGAAAGCTGCATTAAACTTAGCGACTAGACTAGATGGAGATTTAAAGTCTGCATCAATACAACTAGGTAAAGCATTAAACGATCCAGTTGCTAACTTATCCGCTCTTAGTCGTAGTGGTATTCAATTCTCTCAAGACCAAAAAGAGGTAATAAAGTCACTGGCTGAGTCTGGTAGATTAGCAGAGGCACAAACTATAATACTTGATGAATTAGAAAAGCAATATGGTGGAGCAGCTGAGGCTGCTAGACTAGCTGGTCTAGGACCATTTCAAGCATTACAAATGATATTGAGTGATTTATCTGAGGAGTTTGGAGCTATAATAATGGAAAACTTAGAGCCATTTAGAGCTAAAGTGGAACAGATAACTAAATTTCTACAAAACTTAACAGACGAACAAAAAAGGACATTACTTTCCTTTGCTGGTTATGCTGCTGTTATTGGACCAGCTTTGTTTATAGTAGGTAAATTGACAATGGCTATTGGTGGATTGATAATGAATCTCAAAATGTTGACTATTTTTATGGTTACAAATCCATTTATTGCACTAGGTACAGCCGTAGCTGGTTTAGTTTCAATAATGGGTTTTGCTATACTAGACACAGAGAAGTTTATAAAGACAGCTTTAAAAATGGGTATGGTTGGAAGATTCATAGCTAAAGTAGTTTTATCAGCTTTGTCTGCAATAAATCCAAAATATGTAGCCTACTTAGCTGTTATATCCGATGTAAGTGAGGAGCTTGATGAACAAGAAAAAAATTTAAAAGACTCAACAAAAGAAGTCAATGCTAATAAGGATGCAGTAGACAAACTGACTAAATCAATATCTAATTTAAATATTGATACTAGTAAAGTTGTAGATATAAAAGTCAACAAAACATTAGAGGAAATATCATTACCTAAAAGTGGTACAGCACCAATAACAGATGCACCCATACAAAATGATCCATTAAAAAATATTTTAGACTCTGTAAAGTCTTTAAATAAACAAGATTCTTTGATAACAGTACCTTTATTTAAAAAAGGTCTTTCAATAGAAGTGGATGAGTTTAGCAATTTAATGAGTAACATAAGCACAATACAAGAAGAATTGAGTCAAAGTTTCAATAGTTTTGGTAATGTTTTACAAGGTACTTTTGCTCAAGCCTTACAAAGTTCTGATGGTTTCTTTAAGTCTTTTGTAGAAGGTTCTAAAAAAGCGATGACAGCTTTATTAGCTCAACTAGCTGCAACTCTTGCTCTAAATGCTTTATTAGGTGGCTTTGGTTTTGGTCAAGCTCTAGGATTTAAAGATATTGGAGGTGCTGGAGGAATAGGCAAACTATTAAAAGGATTGCCATTTTTTAATAATGGTGGTATGGTAACTGGAGCGACTTTAGCTATGGTTGGA